TAATCTCATCACCTACAAATGGGTCATCTGCTGGAGAAAGCGTACCACTGGTAAGCTCTTTGAAATCTGTTTCAGGCGTTTCCTCTGGTATGGGTAACTCGTCAATAATTGGAATCGTGTCAGTTACATCACCCTCATCAAAATCAACGCCACGTATCTCGCTGGGGTCAAACTGTTTTGACAGGTTCTCTATGGGTCCATACACGCGAGTAAACTTACCGTTTACATACGTGTCCACATATGGCTGATCTCTTTCGTCATCCCCAATGTTGAAGTTCCTAGTGTTCAGCTCTCCCGTTTCGGGGCTGATATAAGAAACTCTCTCATCGAGCGTGATGTCATCTACATCACCATAGTCAAACTCAGGATCGTAGGTGCCCTCTTTGATTGCCTGAGCGATCTTGGGGAACTCTTTTGACAGGCCCTCAAATATGAGACTGCCGGGAGTTGGTAAAGATAAAGCCGCATTGATGAGATTGTCTATCGTGGTTGAAATTTTATTTTCCTCGGGCACTGCAATCTCTTCACCCACGAAAGGATCTGTGCCACCGGGCTCACCAAACACATCATCGTAATCATCATAGGGATCTGTCGGGAAAGCCACTTCGTCCCCAACGAAAATATCCTCCGGCTCAGGCGCCGGTAATGTCTCATCATCTGCGTCATCGCCAATATAAGGGTTGACCTCAGGCACATTGACTTCTACAGGGATTTCTTCTTGGTAGGTCTGGGAGTCATCCCCAAAATCTGCTGTACCTTCGCCCCTTATCTCTGCAAGTAACTCTTCGGTATCGAGGGCGCCCGGATCTGTTATATCTCTCGGTGGGGTTTCAAACTCAGGCTCAACCTCAGGCTCGACCTCTGGTGGGGCTTCAGCGGCAAGCTCATCCAAAGTCAAACCACCAATATCTTTAGTAAATTCGTCTATTTCAGCAACTGTCTTACCGGCAAGCTCCTCTCTGAGATCGTTGATGACCTCTGGATCGCTCGGGTCCATTGTCACATTTCCATAGAAAGAGTCGTTGTTTTTATATGCGTCAATTGCGTTATCTATTCTTGCCTCTTTAGTTAGACCCTGATCAATATCATCGAGTTGTTCTTCGATCTCTGAATCCGTCAGCGTATCTCCAACATCTCCTAGATCGAACTCAGGGTCAAAATCTTCTTCTTCTAAGTCATCGAAATCAATATCAGTTTCGGAACCTAGTTCCTGTTCTAAGCCTGATACATCATCACTGATAAGAGAATCAATAAATTCTTCAGCTTCATCCCCAGTGATTGAATCACTGAAATCTATCTCATCACCAACAAAATCATCGATGATGTCATCTACGATATCGTCAATCTCTGAATCCGTGAGGTCTACCTCGTCACCAACAAACGGATCATCATCCTCATTGTCACCTCTAGAAGAATCATCATCCCCGCCGGTATCACCGGTATCACCGGTATCACCGTCATCAAATCCTGCGTCATCAGACCCGCCCGTGTCACCGGTATCACCGTCATCGAAGCCTGCGTCATCATCAAAGCGGCCACCATCATAGTCATCATAGCCATAGCTGTCGGCTTGACTGCCGCCACCGCCGCCACCGCCGCCACCGCCGCCATCATCACCGAAGCAATACATCGTCCTGATGAACAAGTCATCAAGTGCGTCAGGACTTAGCGATGGGCATATTGATTTAAACTTCATTGGTCAAGACCTTTTTGTAGTAGATGCCACCTTTTTTAAACCCGATGTGGTTGCAAAACCCATCCCACCGATTGAGGTTGTCATCAACAAACGATGTAGGAGTGAATGACATCTGGACTACACCGTGACTCACGCACCATTTTTCCCACTCCTTAAAAAAGTTTAACGCAATCCGAGGGGACTTGTGCTCTGGAAGCAGAAAAAATAATTCTTCGCTGGACAGATTTTGATTGGAATTCCAAGGGGGATGATGCTTGCCCGCAACAAAAAACCCTATAACCTCAGAGTCTTTCTCGCACACCATCCACAACTTGTTTTTGTTTTTGATGCCGTTGAGGGTGTAAATCAAAGCATCTTTGAAGTTATATGTCGTGACACCGCCAAACTGGCTTAGTTTGTGAAATAAAAAGGCTATCTTCACAATGGCCTTAGCATCGTCTTTTGTAGCCAGTCTAATCATTCAGATTCTCATTGCGCCCAATAACGCCAGTCATCACCACTTAACTTTGTGGGACCAGTACTTTGCACTGAGTTTGCTTTTTGGCTTTCCTTGAGCATCATGCCGTGCATAGTACGATTTCTTACGCGCCTTATCCTTCGCTGTCTTTGGGCTTTTCCCTGCACCCTTCACCCCCTGTTGACCGAAGCGGACAAGCTTATACTTGTCCCCTTCTTTAGCCATGACCACATGAGATTTAGTTTTATGACTCGGGGTCTTCTTGGGCTTATTCACACCGCTAAGCCCAAGCTCCTTCATCTTACTTTTAACTCTTTCTGGAGTGGCCACAATACCTCCTACGATAGAAAGAATGTAACGGAATCGCAAGCCGTTAGATCAAGATATACATCTGTCTCAAACAATATTCCATTGTCAGGGATATTTACCGTGATCACATCGGATGTTGTAAACGCCATAGAGAGCCGGGTTGTCCCACTGGCACCGCCATCTTTGACGACAATAGCAGGACTCCCAGAACTCGCTGTCGTGGCAACGATCTGACGTACTCGCGATCTCTGCCCAAATATTGTGCCGTCACTTGTTCGAGTAACTGCAAATGTATCAGACATTGCCATGATCTACCCCTTACGCAATCGTAGCGCCGTTGTTTCCTACAACCACCCAGCCTGCTGAACCGTAAACAAGCACAACACCATCTCCAACGTCATTGAACGTGATGGTTGTACCGCCAGCAAGAGTTGTTGGAGTGAGGGTTCCATCACCACCATCAGTGACCATTGTGATGATCTTAACCTGCCCTGTGGCGCCATTAGCTAACGTCAGTGCGTTTGCTCCGGTGGTGGTCACCTCTGTGATCAGATCAGTAATGTTGACTGCGCCAGCGCCAGACAATGACTGAACGCTACCTGTGATGATATCTGAATATGTGGTACCTGTTGTGAACGCCCCTGTGGTTGCGTTCTTTGTTACAGATACAAATCCGTTTTCGGAGCGGACTGCTCCACTAAAAGTTGTATTAGCCATGAAAATCTCCTGTCTTGGCCAGTGTCAAAAAGTGCACATGCACCTTTTGTCAGGATGAAAAAAAGGGAGGCCGAAGCCTCCCCTTTATTGTATCAGGAAAAGATTCCTGATTAAGACGCACCGGGCGATCCGAAGATTCCTAGTGGGTCTGAGACGCCGAAGCTGTAACGCTCGCGAGCTTTGTAGCGAACATTGCCAGTATCAAAATCACCGTCCATAGACGTTTGCATTGGAGTACGCTCAAAGTGCTTCATTCCGTTAGGAACGTCTGTCACTAAGAAGAAGGCATCGCTGTCAGTCAAGTAGTGATTGACGCGATATCCCTCTGGGATGGACCCATTGTTACGCAATGCGTTTGTGTCGTTGTCGGCTGTTCCAGTACGCAGTTCTGATTCAAGCAAACGAGTTGCAACGAACATCAATGCAGGTGGAACAATCAGCTTACGAGGACGTGCCGCGATCAGAAGACCACGCTCATCCGTGAAAGCCGCGATGTCGATCACAGCCTGCTCAAGAGAAGTCTCATTGAGGTCAGAGTCTGTAGAAAGACGGTTACGGTTGTTACCGCCAGCAACAGTTGGGTGCGCTGTGTTGAACAGAGTTACGCCATCCCCAGATTGGAATGTGTCGAAACCTGTGTTCAGCAGAGAAGCCGCTTTTGTTTGCTTGGTGTAAGCCATTGCGCGAGCAAGTGCTTTTGTGTACCGAGCAGACAGGGCGTCATACAGGTTGTCTTCCATTGCCTCTTCAGTAATGGAGAAACCCATCGCAACTGTTTCGTGGTTGTAACGAGCAGTGAAAGATTCCTGAGCATTATCGTAGGAAATCGCACTTCCCTCTGGCTTGACCGGTGCGGCACCGAAGCCTGAGAGCTTAACTTCTTCCTCGAAAGAACGCTCTGAACTTTCTGTTTCATAGATCTCTGCATGTTCGTCTTCATACTTGTCGTACTCAAGACCAAACAATGCATTAAGGCCCGGTAATAACTCCTTGAGGAGTTGGGCGCGAGTAATAGCCATCGTTCAATCTCCTTATGCAGAACCAGTGGTAGATGAATGCTGATGATAGTTGAACTTACAAACCAGTATTGGGTATGTCGTTCCTTTCTCATCACCCTGATCCCCACCAAGATAGTCAATAACCCGAATTGGGTTCTGAGCATCTGTGCTCAACTCTGAGATGTCTAACGCTACGCGAGATACCTTCAGGGTTGTATTTGGTGCAGTCTGCACAAGCAAAGTGTTCTTGCCGTAAATATCTCCAGTGTTTGTTGGAGCGGCATCCGCTTGAATCGCAAACAACACATTGGGGTCATCAACGACATAAGCCATTGCGTCTGAAGCAACGGTGCTTGCAGGCCACAACTGACTGAATGTCATTTGATTTGTGTTGGGATCAGTAAACTTACAGCCCAAGAAAATACCTACCATATCGATTTCGGTAGAGTCATCTCCTGTAGCTGACTGCTTTTCGATAGTTGTAGCGGTCCCGCCATCAACTAGTTGCACGATATCGCCCATAGCAATATTCGTGCCGTACCCAGAAGCAATAGGATACTGACGGAAAACCTCCAGTGACCCACTGTCTAGGCGACCAATCGGGCGTAACCCGAAGGGTGCGGCTGTTGCAGACATTTGTCTATCTCCTTACATATGTCTATCAGAAGCGACACCCCAATTAGCTAGGAGTTGCCACTTCCAAAACTTACTTTCGTTCTTTTTTCAGGGCGTAAGAGAGGCATCCTTGGATCGTTCTCTCTCATAAAGTTGTTATCCACAGACTCTATTTGCCGTTGATTCATTTCCGCGTAGTATTCCTGACGGGCTTCTACGTTTTCTTTGCTGTTTTTACACAGTAATAGGCCACCTACTTCGACATTCCCCTCGAAGCGAGAATCAATATCTGACTGCACCATTAGTTCGGGATGATCTTCAGCGCGAACAGGTTCCCACCCTTCGCGAAACTTTGCCGAAACATTGGTATTGTCAGCCTGTCCTAAAATTGATGTGCGTACCCAACGGTACGAATATCCATCCTCACTATCTGGAGTAGGAATTCGGGATGCCGGAGCCCAAGCTTTTTTACGCTCAGTTTTTTCGCGGGTCTGAGATTCCCTACTTGCTCGTGTGCTCATGCTTGCATTTCCTTCAAAAGTTGCGCGGCATATTTTTCTGGCGTAAGCCCAAGTCTTCTCGCGATATCGACTTGTGTCTTGGTCAACTTTACTTGGCGTGACGATTTCGCTGTTCTTGTAGCGGGGGACACCACGGAGCCCTGTTGCCTTTGTTGTCCAAACTTTGACGGGAATGCTTCGCGCATTCTCGAATCTATTTCTTGATAGTAGTCGTCAGTGTTTGGGCTGACACCTCTATCGATTAATTCCTCATGAACCCCGTAGGCATATCCTGTCAT